CCTGATGAACCCGGCTTTCCAAGCGCCGGGCGTGTAGCTTGGGCACTATGGGGGGGAGATCCTGCTGTAAGTTGGTCAAATAAACTTGTTAACCAAATGGAAAAAGCAGACGAAGAACAAAAAAACAAATCAATACTTGCTCCAGCTGGTACAGCAAATATAAAGGCAGACATAGAAGGCAAAGAAATAATTGATCGGGTTTGGAATAACTTTATCAAAAAGCAACACATGCCAACAGAGCGCAAATTGCAAAAGGCAACAAACCAATATTTGCAAGAAGCAAAGCGAAGATACATCAAACGATTTAGGGAGCAAGTAAAAGAAAGAAGCTACGACCCTAAAACAAAAAGCCTCATTGTTGAATGGGGTTCTTTTCTTGGATATGCAAAAGAAAAATTTGAAATAATCAAAATCATTGGTGCGGTATGGCGTCAAAGATTTACACTTGCAGGAATTCAAGAAATGCAGCGCATATTTAAAATTGCAAGAAAAAACCCTTTTGATTTTGTTGGATCCTGGAATAGTTACGGTGAAATTTTAGATCGATACACAAGCGATTTCATTGATAAGATGGCAGATGAAATTGCAAAAACAACAGCAAGAGATTTACAGCGATTGGTTAGCAATGGTTTAAATGAGGGCCTATCAATTAAAGACATTGCTTTACAAATCAGCGCAAGCAAAAACTTTAATTATGCACGTGGCCGACTAATAGCAAGAACCGAAGCTACAAGGCTTCATGGCAATGCAGGATTGCAATCTATAAAAGACGCCAATAGCTTTGGTATAAAAGTTAAAAAATCATGGATTGGAAACACTGATAACTTCACACGCGAATCACATTTGGATTTGATTCGGAAATATTCACAAAAGCAAAACGCTATTGATTCAGATGAATATTTCATAACTCCAAGCGGAAAAAAAGCGTTGACTGCTGGCGATTTCAACGATCCGGCGGAAGATTGCAATTGTCGTTGTACTGTGAAACCGGTTGTGATTCGCGATTGAGGTCAAACCTTTAATTCCTTAAATAAATGTAATTCCTTTTAATTATGATATAAAAAAATGGGGCTTTTGTTATGATCAAAAAAATTATAGGGCATCGGGTTGAAAAGAAAAACAGCGACATTGCCAAAGATGGCGAAAACGTGCGGATTTCATATGTTGCGTCTACTGATGCAATTGATAGGTATGGCGATGTTGTTTCCCAGAATTGGGATTTAGAGGGCTTTAAAAATAATCCTGTTATTTTATGGAATCATGATCAAATGGCCCCCCCAATTGGAAGGGCTACAAACGTCGATATAGTTGACGGACAATTAATGATTGACGTTGAATTTGATATGGACGATCCACACGCTGCAATGATTGCAAGAAAAGCACAGGCGGGATTTATAAACGCGGTTAGCGTTGGTTTTCAGCCCATACAAATGACGCCACGATCGGAACTGCCAAAAGATCACAAAGCTTATGGGACAGATGGCGTTTTTTACCAGAAATCAGAATTGTTGGAGTTATCAGTTGTGACCGTTCCAGCAAATGGGCAAGCGACTCAAGCAATTGCAGCTAAATCTTTAACGTTTACAGATTTGCAAAGCATATTTGAAAAGCGATCTAAATTGGATTTGATCAATCGGCATATCATGCAAGTGAAAGAAACTGAAGACAGTTGGTTTGTCGAATTTGCAAAAGCGGCGGCGCATTCACAACCAGAACCGCATGAAAATGATGCGGATATAGGATGGGGAAGCGGTGGCGATGCATCGCAAGAAATGAACTTTGATTGGCTTACTGAATATCACGACATGGACGAAGACAGCGAAGACGACAAAGAGAAAGAAGAGAAAGCGGTTTCTTCTGTTGAATTGCCGATAGCCCCAAAAGAAGAGCAACACAACCCAGAAGACCAAGACATGAATGATATTATCGGCGCAATTTTAGGCGATGATGATTTTGACATGTTGGCTAATGCGTTTGCATTTGTTGAAAAAGGCGACCCTTCAGATATGGACGCATACAAATTAATGATTGCTAGAATGCGCAATGCTGAATTGCCAGAAGACGCCGCACCGGATGACGGTGAATTGGTTGTTTATTGGGACTTAATAGAACGATCCATGCAACAATTGATTGATGGTGATGTCGATATACCAGAAGAAGACAAAGAAGCCGTTTATGGGCTTTTATCGAGCTACTATGAAAAATTCGAAGAGACGCCGCCGCCATTCGGCGATGCTGATGCTGATGATTCCGCTGATGATCGTGGCGCATATGATGACGACAGCGACGAAGACGAAGACAGCGAAGACGACAAAGAGAAACAATTCACAATCGCCCTAATTCGGGCTCTAACCCAAACCGGAGCATAAAATGTCAGTTGACAAAAACATGGTCAAAGACGCCCGCGAAATTATCAAGGGCATTAGACAATTCCAAAACACAGCAGAAAACAAATTTAGCAACATGGATCAGCAAATTGCCGATTTAACGCTTGCACAAAGAAAGCTTACCGAAGCCGTACAGGTTAAACCCGTACAAATGAGCGGCGGTGATTCTCGTCTTAAGTCTTTTCTAAAAAAAGACGGTTCGATCCAACTTGGAACTGAAACCAAAAAAATCCAAGTCAAAGGACAGGGCACCTTTGAGACTGATGTTGAAGGCTTGTTAACTACAAAAACGCCTGCGAATGAATGGCATAAGGAATTAATCGATTTGACACAACAGCGGGCTTGGTGTCGTTCATTGATGACAAATCCACATACCCCAAAGACAGATCTTAAGATCTATAAGCACATTGAAAAGGCACCGGCAGAAATTAAAACCGCCGTAACTCGCGCTTTTTACGATCAAGCCGGATCCGGTGCTGAATTCATCCCGGATCAGTTTCGCGCTGAGCTATATGAAACATTCCAGGTTCCACGAAACTTGCGCGCATTGATGCCAGTTGTAGAAATGCAAAATAACACCATGATTATTCCACGTATGGGCCGTGGTGGACGTCCTTACATCAAAGGACAGGTATCAAGCGATAGCCCAGCTAATTACCAAGCTTCTACCGTCTTGACAGAAAGCAAGACAATTGCAGTTAAAGGTTTTGCTACTCGATACGTGGTCGATGATGGTGCAGCCGAAGACAGCGCATTGGCCCTTATGCCTTTGCTTAGTCGTCAAATTGCATCTGATTTGGAAGACGCATGGGAAGATTGTTGGATCAACGGCGATGCCTCTGGGACACTTGGCGATGCATTGGGATCATGGAATATTCGATCCAGATGGGGCGCTGCCGGTATTGGTGGCGCAGACGATCATCGCAAAGCCTTTGACGGTTTGAGACAGCGCTCATTTGCTGCAAGCACCCAAGCCGCAGGTACCGCAGCATTGGCGACAACTTCAGAAATCCTTGGTCGAATTTCATCAATGGCTGAATTGGGCGTTGGAAATCTTTACATCGTCGCATCACCCGAAGCAATGATCAAACATCTAATGGGCAATAGCGACCTTTTGACGATTGATAAATTTGGTCCAAATGCATCGCTTGTCTCTGGTTCTGTTGCTTCTATCTTTGGCCATCCTGTTATGATGTCTCGATTCATGTCAGCCGATCTTGCCGCGTCTGGTAAATTTACCGGCGCTGGATCTCAAACTGGGATCTTGTTCTATAACGCTGCAAGCTTTGCGCAATACCAAAAGCGGGGCGTAACTGTTGAAACAGATAAGAACATCGGAAGCGGATCAATTGAAATTGTCGCGACGATGCGCAATGTTGTTGCATCTGCAGACGCTGCAAACACTAAAAACTGCGCTTTCTTGCGCGACTTAAACAGCTAATCAGAGGGTTAAAAAAATGAGTGTTCAAAACTACACATTTCACATTATGGAAGCCGCGGGCGCGGGTACTAAAACCTATTACATTCCCTTTGATCGCTTGGTCGATGTCGAAGCGGTTTCACTAGTAGGGCCTGTTATTGGTGCAAATGGATCTGACTATATCACTTTAACAATTTACGGCAGCGATGGCGCGACTGTTTTGTGTTCACGAAATACAAACAGCAGCGGTACTGGAACCGATATTGTTGAAGGTGTTAGCGAAGATTTGGTCATGTCTAATGCAGACAAAGCAAGTTTCAGCGATACGCAATCATTAAAAATTACAAATGTACAGACCGGTAGCGGAAAAGTGACCAATTTGACTTTGAATTTTAAAGTACGTGACGCACGTAAGTTTTAAAGGATAAAAGCGTGGCGATCGTTGATAATACATTACTAAAAGAATACTTACCTGAAATTCAGGGCACGGGTATTGATGCCGAATTGACGGCGTTAATTAGTAGAGTAGAAACGGCGATCGCCCGCTATTTGTCTTTTCCAGAAGTGACGCAAAGCTCGACGGTTATGGGCCCAACCTTGGACAGTCACGCGTACACTTTTCATATTGATGGCCCCCAATATATGAACCCTATGGTTCTACAATTACCGGTTAAGCCTGTCACCGCGATAACATCAATTCATAGCGACCCCGATCGACAGTATACAAGCGACACATTAATAGACGCGTCGACATACACCTTTAACAAGCACACCGGACAAGTTTTTTTAGACCCAATATCTGCAACAAACACCTTTGATCGTGGCTTTAGAGCCATCAAGGCAGTTGTTAACGCTGGATTTACAACAGCAACAGCGCCGCACGATCTGAAACATGCGATTTGCGTTTGGGCTTCACAGATACAAAGAAATAAAAGCGCGCAGGGTAGAAACAGCATAAGCCAACGCGGCGGATCTATAACTGCAAGCCCTAAAACGATTCCAGAAGAGGTTAAAGAATTGCTTTATCCTTTTAGAGTATTTGGAGCCGTTTTATGAGTATAACAGGCGAAGAATTTGCGCAAAGATTGAGAGATGGCGCTAACGGTTTACAAGAACATTTGGCAAAGGTTTTGCTTGCCTTTGGTTTGGATGCTGTTGCCAATGCTCAGGATAATTTTTCAGGCGATGACTTGCCCAGGATACCAAGAAAGCGCGACACAAGCAAAAGCAAAACAGGGGGACCAAAGGGTTCTTCAAGACGCGTACACATAAAGACAGGGAACAGCGGTTATATGATGGGCCCAAGGGCTATCACTGGCAATTTGCGTTCTTCACTTAACGCTGATTTGGTACTTGAGAACAGCGGGCCCGTTTTAGTGATAACAGCGGGCAAAGTAAAGCCTGTTCAGTATGCAGCGGCGTTAGAATTCGGATACCCCCAAAGAAATATTGAGCCGCGCATGTATTTGGGCAGGGGCATTGCAGACGCAACAGAACATTTGCCCGGCGATATTAGTGAAGTTGTCACGCTCGCAATTTTAGGCGGCGAATGATGGCAGACGCAAGATTAACAACAATACACAAAAAGATACAAGAATTACTTGCGGTAAACCATACGACTTATTCTAACGTTAATTTATCCGGCGCAGTTGTTCGCGGATCTGTTGTTCAACCGCCATATACGCCTTTTGGTTGTGTTTTTTTTGTTGATGCTGTCGAACAATACGGCCCGACTTTAGGGCGTTATCA